CAACCCAAGATGATCCAAATAAATCTCATGAACTACTCCTTCGTCATAGGCGATTTCTTCTCTTAGTTTTTCAATATTCATAGCTTCTCCTTAATTATAGTCTTTTTTAATATGTAATTTTTTCATGTAGTAATCTTCTCTATCTTTATCCATAGTCTCACGCATGCGCTGAACAGATTTAAGTTCTTGCTTGCCCAAAACAGTTATTTTTTGAGACCACTCATCTCTTTTAACAGGAACAACTTGACAAATAGGAGTTCCTGCAGGAATGAGCACAGGTTTTCCTCCAGGCTCTAAATCTGTGTGTAAAAAGGGTATATTTACAACATTATTGTAGACATCAGAATCAACTAACCCTGTTAAGGGAATAATAGGAGATTCTAAACGATTAATACAAGGAAGAAAAAGTACAGAATAATTTTTTGGTGTCTCAATCACCCATGGATTCATATATTTTAGAATCTTCATATTTTCAAAGGCAGACCCCATGACTTGAGAAGATGGGTGAGACTCGATAGGCCTCCATTTGTTTACAAGCATTTCATGATGTTTATCAATATAAGGTAAATGAATAGTGCCATCTGGTTTAAGCTCAATAATTATGTCCATATGACATAACATGGTATAACCAGCAGTCATAGCATCAAGAAAAGGCATGCACCTTTTAACCGAAGATATTCGACCTAATTTATCGTCTTCTACTTTTGGTGAGATATGTTTAAACCAGTTAGGAACTACTTTTTTAGATGGAACAGGTGGTAATACAATTTGATCAGGAAAATCATGTATTAAATTGAATTTGATAGTTTTATTTGACATTGCCTAAGTATTGGGTTGAACAAATGAAGTTGGAATATCTTCCTTATTAGTCTTTACAGTACCACAATCACAAACATCACAACCACAAGTTTCGCAATCTGGAGAGTAGCAATGGCACGAATGACCGCAACTTTCACATGTTTTTGCAGTTTCTGGAGTCAAAGTGCGTCTCGTGATTCTAAAGAACAGTTTTCTTTTCGTTGAGTAACCCAGGATAATTCTTGAATCAATCGTGTATACCACTGTTTGTCATGAGGGTCTCTTGCATTTTCTCTATCTGCCTTAAGTTGTTTAATGCGAATATTGACGTAGTCTTCCATAGAGTTTTTCTTTTTTCTCAACCTTGTAGGTTTTGTGATGATTTTATCTTCGAGAGGTATTCCGAAAGAATATTGCATGTTGTTTCCTATCTACGTTTTAAACCACGGGTGTATTTTTGACTCTTTGGAGGCGATTTTTTAGATCCACCAGGTCCGGCCCAAAGTACTTTATCTGCCCAGTAAGCAGCTGACATCTTTCCTTTTGCGATGTTTTTTGCGTGGCGAGCTTTAAAACTTCTACGTGCCTCTGGAGAATAGTTGTGCCCCATTGAAGAATCTCCAAAGTGTATAAGTCGCACTTTATCTCCCTCTTTAGCGAGGACCATTCCTTTTTTCTCTGGTCTGTTTGAGCGTCTTGGTTTATTGAATCCATCGAATTTAGTTCCTCTATATTCAATTTTACCACTTGGTAAGCGTTTTACTCCTGGATATTTTGACATTTACCATATCTCTCTTTAATTTCATTCACAATTTGCCATTGGCGGTGTGTTAATTGCGGGTATTTATTTTGAGCATTTATACAGCCAAGTATAAAGTCTTTTTCAGCATCCGTCAAAGCCTGTTTATCAAAAAAATCTTTGAGAGGTTTTTTAATACGTCTTGTCATCAATATTTCTCAATAGGTACTTGTTTATCTTCCTTCTCGTCATGCTCTGGGATGTCATAGATAAAAGGATCAAGTTTCATTAACTCTTCTTTTTTCCTCTGAAACTCTCTTTCAAACTTCCACTCATCAATTATATTTTTAATCCAGCTGATCATATTGTTGTCTCCTATTTTTAAGTAAAGATAAAAACGGCACAGCATCTTGTTCAAAAACTATAGGGTCAGCACCGTCAATAGTCATAATAATTGCAAGGTCTCTAATACCCGTTCCATACATTTCGTTATGGGCAACAGCATAAGCGCATCCTTGAATGTAGTAGTCTGTAATTTGTTTAGAGGATTTTTTCTTTTTTGACGTTTTAAAATCAATGATCGTAGGCTTACCTTTCCAGATACCAACCATATCACAACGACCTGCATACTGATATTTATTTGACCAAAGTACTTGTTCTTGTCCCCAAACTTCTTCAATTCCTCGTTCAGTAGCACGAATCAAGTCACGACTCATTTGACGAACATCTAAGCGCTCTTGTGTTAAGTCTGCCCATACATCTTCGCCATTAAAATGTCTTTCAGCATATTCATGTACTAAAGTACCTCGGTCAGTAGCTTCTTTTGATACTCTGCGAGCCTCTTCTTCACCTACACGCTCAATCCATTTTTGAAGCCAAGTATTATCAGAAGTTTTACCTAAAATAGTTGTGATTGATGGATAGGAACCATCTGGAGTGTGATACGTTCTACCTGTCGGTAAGGTATCTGTGTCTACTTCAGTCGTATATTGAAATTTCTGTTTTGAAATCTTCCACAGTGTTGACAATAGGTTTCCCTTTCTTATTTAAACTTGTATTAATCAGTATCGGATACCCATACTGTCTCGTGATTTCAAGAACTTTCCATAAGTACGCATTAGAAGAACCTGTAACCATCTGTAACCTAGCAGAATTATCATGAGTTTTAAAGTTTCCACCAATAATATCAGCGATAAATAACATATTCGTATCAGGTTGATAAACTTTAAAAAACGTATCCATTTCTTCTTTTTGACACACAGGAGCGTAGGGTCTCCAAGAGTCTGTCTCTCTTTGTTTAATCTTATTTAGTTTGTTAATATTAACTTCTGTCGGGGCACATAGAAAAGATCTATTACCTAAAGCACGTGGTCCAAACTCTGCCCTACCTTGAATGATAGGAACTATTTTACCTGCTATTATGTCTTTTGCTGCTTCTTCAGGGGTAATATTGTTATTTGAATATTTTCCTAAATAAGCATTTTCCCATAAAGGTCTTGATATAAGTGCTGCAGCCCCTAAAGCACACCCTGCATCTCCTGCTGCGGGTTGAATTGCGATGTGGTTGAATCCTGAGTGTTTTACTAAATAGGTGTTTGCAACACAGTTAAGAGCTACTCCGCCAGCATAAGCTAAGTTAGTAAGCCCTGTTTCTTCTTGGAGCCATGTTGCAAGAGCTAAAAGAATATTCTGTGTTACTTGTTGAACTGATGCAGCGATGTCCCAATCTAAAGCACCAGAACCAACTCCTCGCTCCATATTCTGTAAAAAAGTATAGTCGCCCTCTCCATTATAATCTACTATTTTTTGATTTATCCAAGAAGCCCACTTAGGTTTTCCATAAGAAGCAGCACTCATAACTTTGCACTCATCAGAAAGAGGAGTAAATCCTAATAAGCGAGTCGCAGAACTATAAAATAATCCTATAGAATTTGGATAACGAAAGCGCTTAATCCACTCTATCTCACCATTACGATAAACTCCTAATGATGTTGAATAGCGATTGCCAACTGTATCAACAACCATTATGGCACACTCTGTCCAGTCAGTCATTAAGATAGAACTCATAGCATGAGCTTCATGATGATCAACTAAAACAGGACGTGCTGAGGTAAAACGTTTGATGTCAGATTTGAATTGAGAATAAGTAGTTTCTTCATAAAAAGCCGCAAACTCCCAATCATCATGAGAATCTCTTAACCAACTGATTGTTTTCTCAGGAAATGATTTATCAAACTTCTGACGAGAAAACCGCTCTTCATGTGAGGCGCCCAAAATTCTTGTGCCGTTGATAGACACTGCTGCACTATCGTGATGATAAGAGCTCACTCCTAAAATCTTCATTAAAATACCTTATAGCTAAGTCAAAATAAGTTGTTGTAGTAAAGCCATTATAGCCTACAGAAGTTAGGAAGTCAACAAAAGTCCATCTTTTGTTATCTACGGTGGGTTGTATTCTATGAACCATAAAACAAGGAAATGTCACAGTTTTTCCAGGGCTTGGATAAATTCTTGCTATAACCTCATTTGGGGTTGGATAGTCAAAGTCAGCCTCTAGATTGCCGGTAGGGTTCCAATCTCCTATCTCAAGAGGTTTACCTTCAGTAAGATAAATTATTCTTGTCCAATAACGACCGCGACGAGGATTAGAAAGCTGTCTTCCTTCAAAAGAAAAGGAGTCAGAGTGCCAATCATAAACATCACCCTGCTCTAATAAAACAGCTGTTTTATCTTTAAGCCTACAGATAGTTCTTTGCTGGTGATTGGGATCAGAAAAAGAGTTAGCCTCTATATATTTCAATAGAGGCTTGATATTTCTTTTGACTAAATCATTAGTGTAGATTTTTATACAGTCTTGCCAGTCTTCATGAATAAAGTCATGAACAGGCATCAACCCACTCTTTGATTTCTTCCCACTTTTCTTCTTCTTCAGCTAAGTTTTGCTTACGAACAATTGTAGCAATCTTAGTGACTGTGGCTACAGGAATCGCATATTCAGTCTTAATATCTTTTTTCAATTCTGAGATAGATTCTCTAATTGACTCAGCCTGAATCATAAGATCTACAATACGATTAATTTCTTTTTTTACTTCTTCTTTTAGTGCTACTTCCATGATTACCTCTTTTGTTAATTAATGATTAATTATATTAAACTAAAGAGCAGAATGCAACTATAGATAATAATTTAATAGATATTATGTACTAAATTTTTCTTCGGCGAGAGACTGCACCAGACTTGCTGAAGATTCCCAAACACCGTTTTCTTGAGAATCATTTTCTGCAATTTTAGCTGAGATTAAGTTTGGTGCTAGAGCGATGAACTCTTCTTTAGTGACAGTCACAGAAATATCTGTAACAGATAAGTAGATCTCAGTTTTTAGAGGATAAAGTGACAGAGGCTTTCTTTGGACAACACAAAACCAACGATCAGACTCAAAATCTTGAGGATCTGTAGGATCTACAGGAGGTTCAGGAGTAAGGTAGACAGACTCAATATCAAAGTCATCTGATTCATAAACATTAGCCATTAGTATTTCTCATACTTTCTTTAAAATAAGTTGATATTAATATAATCTAAAACAGATTACTTGTCTATACAATTTTAAACAAGTTTAAATGATTGTCTTACCTTCTCAGGTTTGTGTCTAATTAGCTTTCTTTCTTGAAGAGTAGACATAGCTTCATTAAACATCTTCAAACTATTTTCACTTGACTCTTGCTGGTTTAAAATGAGTAACTTCTGATGAACCATGTTCAAAGCAGTTACAAGATTAGCTGAGCCTATAGCACGTGAGCCTTTAAAATCACCTTCAGTACGAGGTCTGACTAGTTCAAAAAGAACATTTTCCCAAACCTCGCCTGAATCGTCATCATATACCTCAACGGGCATGCCGCCAACAATTTTCCACACGAGTGCAGTTATATCGTCTTGTTTCATAAAACCCCCAGCTGGCAGCCTTCGGCTGCTAGTTAGACGGCCCAATCATCTCGATGCGAGGTATGGTAAAACCATGCTAGAGCCGTAGACACACGCTTCGCGTGAACTGTTTCATCTTGGCTCAATGCGTCAACAAACTCACGTTTGAAGCGGAGCCAAGGGTTACGAACATTTTTGACAGGCTTCATCACAGCGATATCACGCTGGTTCCAATGTTCACAACGCTTTGCATAAGCTGGCTGATCGTTAAGAGAACGAGTTGTCTCATCTAGCTTAGGCTTTAGTACTTCGTACAGCTCTTGAAAAGCTACGCTTTTCTCACTATCATCTATGTCAGCAATGCAAATGCGACGAGCATTACGTACTAAATCTCTATAGGCGTTGCGAGCAGTTAGTTTAAAGAACATTTTTCTTCCTTTATAAATAGCATAAATCGTGGGTAAAGACAAATTAAAAATTGAAAGTTTTAGAGATGATGTCGTCCAGAGAAGTCTCTTCTGATTCTTGAACGATTGTATCTAAGTAAGTGGGCGGATAGTGAACTCCGTTTTTTGACCAGAAGTCACGAGGATTATGATAGTGCATCCGAGGAAGTGTTTTCCAATAAGCATTAATTCGCTGAACAGCACGATCATACTCATCATAAAACGGAGCATGAATTGAGATGCGATTGCGTGCTTCGCCCATCCACTCATGAGCTAACCACGGATTCCAACGAGCTACATTTTCCGCTTCTGAGATTGTGCGACGAATACTCCAGTCTGAATAACCAGAGTTGAAGATTGATGGTTTTGCTTTAGCCATTGATTGCCTTATCCTGTAAGTGGTTGAAGTGATCTACTACATCTACAATAAACCGAGCTGCAAAAAACTCGCCATGAGAGTCCTTCAGTTCATAGTATTCTTGCATTGTGTCAGGAGAGTGTTGCTGCAAGATAGCTTTTGCTTCTTGCAGAGATGGTCGCTTGTGCATATGCGTTCCTTATTATTATCATTGAAAGGTATAAGTCATAAATGTATTGACTTATGAATAGATTATAGTAAAATATAGACATGTACGCAACTGAAAAATACGTTCGAATGGAAGTGAAAGAGGTGCATAGTATGATTCGTGAGGTGACACAAGACCTAGGCGGTGACAT